GGAACAGTTATCGGCAAAGCATTAGAAAACTTTGACGGAATCGAAGGCGTTATTGAAATCGCAGTCGGAAGATTATAATAGGAAAAATAAAAATGGCATCATACGCATATACAGCAAGTTCAGCAGTAGCAACATCAGGAAACATTGCTACAGATAAAGTACAAATAGCGACTACAAGCAGTCCTATTCAATATACAACTAGTTTTCCAAATGTTGCATTAACAGGAACTGTTACTTGTGCAACAAACAGCAATGTGGTCACAGGGTCTGGTACTTCTTTTACCACACAGTTAAATATCGGTGCATGGATTGGTAACACATCGGGCAATACAGTAGGTATTGTACAATCGATTGCTAACAATACAAGTTTAGTATTAACTGCAAATGCCGCTGTAGCAATTAGTGGCGCAACTGCACGTTACAATCCTTATGGTGTACCTTATACAGTAGCAACTGCTAATTCAACAATTGTTCCTGCTAACACAATTAAAAATAGTGTTATTGTAGGACAAGGTAATGTTGTTTCTTTCGTAGAAGTTACCGGTGTTACATCAGCACCATTCACTATTACAGAGTTGGGCGCAAATCATCCTAGCACTGGTACTACTGGTGTACTAGCCACTCCTGCAACCGGCGGACCATTAAATTAATATAGGGTTTGGATGTACCACTTAGAGTACAGTGATTTTTATATCACCAACGTTTGTAATTTAAATTGTACAAATTGTAATCACTTTAATAATTTCAATTTTAAAGGACATTTCCTATGGGAAGATTACAAAGAACAATATACAAATTGGTCTAAAATACTAAAGATTGATAGGATTGGAATTTTAGGTGGTGAACCTATGAACAATCCAAATATGATGAATTGGATTCATGGATTAGCAGAGTTATGGCCCAAATCAAAAATATTAATAGTTACTAATGGAACACAATTAAAACGTTGGCCTAATTTATATAATGACATTTTAAGATACAATGGAAGAATTGAATTAGATATTAATTGTCACACTCCAAAAGATTGGTTCAATATGTTATCTGATGCACAAAATTTTTTAACATACCCCATTAGAAAACAAAAAGGTAACAATCCTAATTCATTAGTTGATTGGTCAGAAGAAGAACAACTTACAAACAAAACAGTAGGCCCATCAAGATTTACAGATACTAACAATATTTCTGTTAACATTATGCCAGCATGGAGTTTTATGAACTCTACTATCAACTACGATAAAAAGACAGGAAAAATGTCTGTATATGATAGTAATCCTGAACAAGCATTTGCGGTATGTGATTTTAAACATTGTAATCATTTTATAAAAGGTAAATTACATAAATGCGCACCAGTTGGAATTTTGCCAGATTTTATAGAACAGTTTAAAGACAATATAGAACTTACAGATTCTCAGAAAAAATTAATATATAGTTACGAACCAGCAAGTTATGACTGGTCTAAAGAAAAATTAGACCCTTTTATTGACAATATAGTAGTTAAAAGACCTATTGCACAATGCAATCTTTGCCCTCAGAATAAAGATAACAAGCCCATTAGTGCATATGGGAAAAAACTGATTCCCATACCAGTCGCAATTGCGTAAAAAAGATAAATACTTTCATACACTCTCATGGTGAGAGTTTATGCGGTAAGCCACCGCGTAGTGACTAGAACTCACGCTTATTAAGGAGAAAAACAAATGGCACGTCCTCTAAAAATCGCAAAGGCCCAAGCGGTCTTAACAATCACTAGTATTAGTGCATCAACGCAGTTAGTAACAGTATCAGAAACTCTTTCACAGCCTGCTAGTGGTTTCACTAGTAGTTCAGGAGAAGGTATTCTTGCAGGTATGCCCTTCGTAGTTGCAACCACAGTAGGTGGTTTAACTGCCGGCGTAACATATTATGTTAATCGAGTAACGGGAGCAAACACTTTCTCTGTTTCAACAACTGACTTGAGCGTACAGCCAAGAGTTCTGGCAACATTGACAAACGCAGGTCCTGTAACAGTCAAAGCAACTGTTGGTATCGTTGACTATGGTTTCAATAATCCAAACAATTCAAACACTTCAGCACCATCGGGTTCTAATCAAACATTCGGTGTTGTAGGCGGTGACACTGCAATTTATGGTAAACAAACATTAGTAAATGTGGCTTTTGGTGTTCAAGGTACAGGTACAATCACGGTAGATACTGGTACAGACACTATCACTGGTACTGGCACAGCATTCACAACTGAACTAGCAGTAGGATCAGTTCTTGTTGATGCAACAGGTGAGTTGATCGGTTTCGTAGATTCAATTACAGACGATGAAGAAGTAGTATTAGATGCTAATTCATTAGTTGATGTAACAGATGGTACATTTGCATATGCAACTTCAGAAGCAGGCTTCATCGTTCGTCAGAAGGGTAAAACAAAATATCTAGTAACTGGTACGGTTACAGGTATTACCGCTCAAGCATACACAGCAAACGTTGCTAATACAGCATTGACACCAAACACAATGTCTATCATTGCAACTAATGCGGCATCTGGTACACAGTATGTTTCATCATTAAATGATTATCAGACTGAATTGTTCCCAGCAACTGTTGCTGATGGTTCGTTGACTCCAGGTTCTGTATACACAATCTATTACTCAGGTGATACAGATTGGGTAGCAGTTGGTGCAATGGGTAACATGACTGGTGTGACATTCACTGCTACTGATGCAGGTGGTTCTGGTACAGGTCTAGCAATTCTATCGAATGCAAATCCTGATGTGATTGCGTCATTCAATAGTGCGGCAGCCGCTAATGCATATTACACACCAAGCAACCCAGTTGTAACAATTAATAACGCTTAATCGTTATGACAAATCCAGGCACAAGCAGAGCGATAAAGTTACATGCCGAAACTGAAATTGCGGTTCTTCAGGTTCAGGTCACCAATATCAATGAAAAGATTGATGACCTGAAATCTGACATTAAATCGTTAAGAGATGACATGACAAAATCAATGACCGATACACACACCATGATCGTTACATTGAATGAGTCAAACAGCAAACAGCACGGTGAACTTTCTAAGAAAGTATCTGCATTAGAAAAATGGCGATGGATGATGATGGGAGCCGGCATACTTGCAGGAGCATTAGGGTGGCCAGTATTAGCCAAAGTATTAGGAATGTAATTTTGTAATTTACAGAAAAATAGGGGAAGGAAACTTCCCCTATTTTTTTATGAGCGATTGTAATTTTTCTTGTACGATATCAATATTGACAGTACTGAACAAACCCGGATGAAGTGGTTTGGGATATAAATTATTACCTACCCATGCATAACCGCAATGCTCGTTGTTTAATTTTGGAACAAACTCTTCATCAACTGCACAAAAAAATGTGTTATATGTAAAGGTTCCGTTGACAAATTTTTGAATAGGTATTAGTTTAAAACTAGAATCAAAGAAGCCTATTTCTTCTGTGCATTCTCTTTTGATACCTTCTAACAATGTCTCATCTAAATCCAATTTACCACCTGGAATACTCCAAGATGGGTTTTTAGAATCTGATCTTAATAGATATAGGAATCGGTTTGTTGAACCACAGTAAAAGAAGACACCGGCAGCAATATTCATATTAAATTACGATACTATAATCGCCTTGATCATACCATCCTTCGTATGACTTCATCCAAGCGTCTCCGGCAAATCTATATTGCAAATTAGTCGTTAAGTTAGTTACAAATTCTACATCAGTAGCATCAATACTATTGAATGATACTACCCACTCAGAACCGTTATATTCAATAATGTCATTAGCATTCGCTATCAAGTCGCCCCATGCCACGGTAGGTGCGTCTACACTACCAATATTTTCTACTATTAGGTAACGCTGACCTGCAATTGGGCCTGGCAAACCTGCATTTGGTCCTACTAATAGTGGATCAATAACACTGTTTACAGGACTCATTGTGTTCTGAGGCAATGTATCAGGGTCAATATCATATATTAAAAATCTGTCATCTAATGGATCAGGTACGATTGTTCCAACAATGTCTTCTTCCATATAGGGATTTTGCAACCATATCTGACTGATACCTGGTTTAACTTTACCGTATACGTTTAATAAACTAGACCAATATAAATTAGTTTCAGGACTTGCATCAGGTTCTAAACTTGAATTGGGTGGATTAAATGCTATTGCTCCGGGTAATAGTTGTAAACGATTACCTATCAATAGTAACTTGTAACCATATGGAGTGATCTTTTGTCTAGTACCCAACAGCAAGTCTTCATTTTGAACGTCTTGGTAAGCAGTACCCTTATAGATACTAGCAATGATTTTCTGAATAACGCCCATTTTCTTGAGTTTACTAGCAGTAGTAATCCATATAGGCATATAGAACTTCCAAGTCATAACATCAATTGGATTACCTGTTCCTTGTGGAATCTGTCTGCTACTAAACGTTAACCCATCTTGGAATACTGCGCTTAAAGATGTCCAGTCAACAAAGTTATCAGTGCTTTGAATTTCAAGGGCAGGATTAAACAATGTACCCAACTGCTCAATAATTTCTAATTTTTGATTGTAGTTCGTAGTCCAAAAGTCTACAGTAATTCTTAATGTATACGGAACAGGCATCAAGCGTTCAATTGTAAATGCTTGTCCCTGTGTTGTCTCATAACTTTGTGATTCAGAATTATATGCTCTTTGTCTTACATTAATCTTATCTATAAACGTTGGGTCTTGAGTCCATTTCTGATTGTATTCTAATCCACTTATGTAATAAGTAATCAATGGTGCTGAAGGCAAATTACTTGCACTATTGTTAGCAAGGATCGTGCTTGCCTGTCTACTACTGTCACCATACATGATAGGCACACGAACGAGAATATCATTCCCGTTAGGATCCTTACCTTTGGTAACATACCAGTTACTAAAAATTTTAGCAAACTGAATCAAGAATCTACGTATCTGATTGTCGTAAAAAAACTGTGCCATAATTATCTTATAAGTCCGGTGGTAAGGTACTTTGTGTAGGCTGAAGCACAGATGATAGTGGCTGTGCAACAGGAACAAGTTCGTTACTATTATTTAGATAGATTTCTGCGCGGTCATTAATAAATGATGACAACTGTGAAGAGTTAGCACTGTTAAATCCAGTCTCAGTTCTTACATTTTCAGAAATTCTTACCCATAATATACCGTCCCATCTATAAAGAATTTGTGGCATATAGTCTATACGTAAGAAATAATCTCCCACTTTTGGATTTTGTGGGAATGCGATTCCTGCCCCAGTTGGTTCGCCGTTCGGTGCTTGACCGTCACCTGATAGATAACCAGTGGTATAACCAAATGTTCTTGGACTTGCACGTAAAATAAATTGAAACGACGGGTCGCAGTCTGCACGATAATCCATAGAAGGTTTAACAACACCAATGAATCCGGGTAGTTCTGGGTCTTGATCTGCTGTAGCATAAGTGTTATCAGCAGTACCGTATGGTCCTAAAACAATACCCAATGACTGTACTGTTAAAACTTTTGTTCCTTCTAACGAACCAGAGCCACCTTCTGTTCGATCCGGTGCTTCTTCTACTACGGACAAACTTGCTTGAACAAATTTATCAATCTTATCGGCCATATGATCAGCATCAACTGTCATGTCCCAAATACTAGATAATGCTTCCTTAGATATTTTGATACCAACACTTGGATTTTTGTATTTAGGATTGCGCATCATAACTATAGTTCCCTCTACAGGAACAACTACTCCATTTTTACTTGAAGTAATAACGCCTGCAGGCGGTGCCGGCTGATTGGTTCGTTTCGATGGAATAGTTCGTCCGGATTCGTCGGTAACCAGCGGGCCATATGTTGGTACAATATATAACTTGCTTTGATCGTAGCCTGATTTAGGTACTTCTCTTTGTGCTTCTTCTAATACAGCATTGTTGATAGCAATATTTTTATTATATGTTGAAAGAATATCAGAAAGACTACTATCAGGTACTAATTCCCAATATGTGGGATCCGGGGGATTCTTACCTGCAGGAACATCAGTAATAGATTTATAAATCTTGTCCCCATAATTAATTGTATATCCAGGTGGATATGGTTTAGTCTTATCCCAATCACCAAGATAATTGTCTTGATTTATAGGCTCTTTAAGTATATTGCTAAACTCTTCACTGTTGACTAATGGTTCGCATTTAATACGCCATAAGTGAGGAAACCATGTTTGACTAAAACCCTCACTCGCATAGTTTGCATCAGTAATTTGCATGAAACGTTTCAATGCAACTGGAATCTTTTCATCTAATGGGTTGTAATCAATCAAGTGAGGTAATTCTAATACGTCACCTACCATTAACTTACGACCAACAATATCAATCATATCATTATAATGAACAGTTACAAAAATAATGTCATTGTTTAAGAACAATCCAAACTGACTTAAATCAAAATCTAAATTCTGTACGTTATAATGTCCACGTAAACGATAAATGTTCTTATCGTATATTCTGTCTCTATTCTCCAAAAATAACAAATCTTGAATATTAGTTGGAGCCAATACATCGTACTGAGGTTGAGTAAAATCAGTGGATGGTGTAGACGCTTGCGGACCCAAATATTTATGGATATATAGATCGGTTCCGCCAACTGTTAATTGCTCGGCAATCGTGCGGTCGAGGAATCGATAATCATCTTGTTTATTTGGGCGATATAGAGAGAGTCTTGGCATAATAGTATTTATCGCTATCAAATCAATCCCAAATTTGGATAAAAAACACTTGACTTTAAATCGGAACTAGTGTATACTGTATAAGTAAATTCGATTTATGGAGATTCATATGGCTCGCCAGCGTATAGTTAAAACTGTTAGAAAATCTAATACCCCTTCTAATTCTCTTGTTAAGGATCTAAATCCACGTGATCCTGACAGTCAGTATTTTGGCCCTGAACCTAATTTTGCAGATGGTCAACCTATTCCCGAAAAGCGTTTGGGAGTAATGATTGATTCTCTCAATTGGTACTCACGATTCTATAGTAACAAAGAAGCAAAAGAGTTTTTGGTTTCTTACTTAGAGAACCGAGGAATCCCAGACAAACTTAAGTTAGTACGTAAGGCACCTGAGTCTAAAGTTATCACCTCAATGGGCTGGCTTGCACGTATGGCATTGCGTGGGCTTGAACTTGATATAAAAGAAATTGCACGTGTTAACCAACATGTGGACGATCTTATTATTGTTGTGAAGGGCGAAGATAAGGTAGCGAAAGAAGAAGAGGCTAAGCCCAAAGTCGAACGCAAAAACATTCAAGAAATTATGCGTGAAAAGGCAAGTGATGCCGCAGGGGAACTTGAAGGTTTCTTTGATGAATTCTGTATTGCAGAGTATCCAAAAGATTTTGAAACTAGAAAGCGTGTAATGGCAGAGTTCCAAGAACGCAACATTCTACCACAGCATGTTGGTAGTGTCATTGCTCATTGGGAAAAGGTTAAGGCTGAATACGAAGAATTGCAAAAGGGCAAATGTCCTCAGTTGAATGAAGCCTACAGTAATATGTCAAAGGCGCAGGTTAAAAATATGCTCAAGTTTATTGAGTCTGTCATTGCTGATTTGAATGGTTATATCTCTGTTAAGCAGAGTGTCAAACGTGTACGTGTGCGCAAGGCTATCCCTGTTGAGAGGGTCGTTGCTAAACTTAAGCACCTTAAGGCATTTAAGGACGAAGCGACCAAACTTGATCTTGTTGGGCTACCCCCGGTTAAGTTGCATAACGCAACAGAAGCATGGGTATATGACACTGCTAAACGTAAAATGCATCACTATGTTGCAGATGAGTACAGTAAGTGCCTTATGGTAAAGGGAAGCACTTTGCTTGGCTTTGATAAAAAGCAAAGTGAAGTTAAAACTCTACGCAAGCCTGCAGAACAAATTAAAGAATTGACTGGTAGCAAGCCCGCGGCACGTAAGTACTTCAAGGACATCAAAGCAGTTGCTACATCACCCAATGGTCGCTTTAATGACAAGATGATTATTCTTAAGGCTTTTTGATGCTAAGACTTTTAATATGCGGTGATAGTTTTGCCGCAGATTGGTCTGTGAGATATCCCAAAACGGGATGGGTTAACCTGCTTGAGCAAAATTTTAACGTAACGAATATTGCTCAAGCAGGTTGTAGCGAGTATAAAATCTTAAAACAATTACAGTCAGTGAACCTACGGGAATACGATAAAATTATAGTATCGCATACTAGCCCTTATAGACTTTACGTTGATAGTCATCCTGTTCATAGCAAGGACTCTATACACAAAAACAGTTGCTTGCTCTATAATGATATTATAGGACACTTAGATACGCACCCCGAACTTAAGTCGTTGGTAGAATATTTTGAGTTATACTTCAATTTAGAATATGCAGAACACATGCACAATTTGTTATTGAAAGAAATAGAAACTTTGTGCCCTAAAAATACATTACACTTGTCTCACGTTGAATGGAAGAATCTACACAACTTTGAAACCTTTTTAAATTTTAAAGATATTTTTTCTAAACACAGGGGAGTGATAAATCACTATACTGATGAAGGCAATAAGATTGTCTATGAAAAAGTCTTAAAGGTATTACAAGATGCGTGAAAAAATAATGTTAATTGCAGGAGGAAGTGATCCTGCAGGGTCAGAAATTGACGGCACTATGGATAGCGAGTATAATCGTCAACATAGTTTTGGTAATCTATTGGCAAATAAATTGGGTTATAGGCCTATCAATATTGCAATGCGTGGGGTAGCCAATGGAGCAATCACACGATCTATACTTGAATGGTTTCAGTTATTTTATAAACCAGAAGAAATGGATGTTTTTGTTTTAATTGGTTGGGCTAATAGTTCAAGAATGGATGCCCCATGTCATAGACCAACATGGTATAATGAACAGAATCCTAACGCAGATTGGACTAGCAAAACAACATGTGATTTCATTCAAATTCAACATGGTAATAAACCATTAAATCCTGACGAGATGGTTATCTATAATTCGTATGATGCCTTTATCATAGCCAATGAAGCATATTTGGAAGTAATAAGCGCAACGCATTCATTGCAGTTACAATACTTTTTTAATATGCACAAGGTTCCTTATTTACAGGTCAACACCTTGTATCAATTTACTAAAAATAACACTCATGTAAAATTTTATCTTGATTTAATTGATAGGAAACGTTATTTGGATTTTGATAATCCAAATGAACCTTTCTATTATAGATATGCTAATATGGGATATAAAAATACAAAAGCAAAGTATTGGCATCATGGGGAAGAACCACATCGTTTATATTCCGAACATTTATATAAACACATTACAGAAAATAACTTATTGGAGATAGTATGACACAACAAATCGATCTAAACAAGTATGCAGAATTCGTATTAGCAGTATGCTCTGATCAAAGTAAGAATGCAGAAGCATTTGTTGAACATGTACGAAAATTACACAATAACAGCCAAGTAAATATTCCATTGCTTCTGACTTCGGGAATTGGCCTTGCAAGTGAGGGTGGTGAGTTTAATGAAATCGTAAAAAAGATTTTCTTTCAGGGTAAGCCCCTCAACGAAGACAACATCTATCACATGAAGCGTGAACTTGGTGACATTGCTTGGTATTGGACTAATGCTTGCAACGCATTAGGACTTGATCCAAATGAAGTATTAGCAGAAAACGTAAGTAAGTTGGAAGCACGTTATCCAGGTGGAAAGTTTGACGCATTTCACAGTGAAAATCGTAAGGAAGGTGACTTGTAATTTCCTGATAAATAAGATTAACAGGAAAATATCATGGTCGCAAACGTTTTAAGCACTCCAACTAACTTCAATTTAGAAGAACTAAAGCAAGCATTGTTCAATAACATCCGTCTCAGACTGGGTGGAAACATTATTGACCTTGAGTTGGATCCAGAACATTACGAAGCCGCATATAATTATGCGATTAAAATATATCGTCAACGTGCAGAAAATGCTGTAGAAGAAACTTATACGTTGATGACAGTAATTCAAAATATTGATACATATACACTTCCTAGTGAGTTTATCAATGTTAGATGTTTGTATCGTAGAACAGTAGGTCTTGAAACAGGACCATCATCTACATCATTTGATCCATTCTCAAGTGCTATTCTCAATACATATTTGTTGAACTATAACTATACAGGTGGTATGGCAACATATGACTTCTATGCAGGTTATGTTGAATTAGCCGCACGTATGTTCGGTGGTTACTTAACTTATACATTTGATCCAGTCACCAAAGTATTAAGAATCGTTAGAGACTTTAAGGGTACAGGTGAACGTATTCTTATTTGGGCAGATATTCAACGTCCTGAAGCAGTACTATTACAAGACCCCGGCGCAGGAGTTTGGATAGGTGACTTTATCCTTGCAGTACTTAAAGGTATTATAGGTGAAGCACGTGAGAAATTTGCTAGTATTGCTGGCCCGGGGGGCGGTACTTCCTTGAATGGTACAGCAATGAAGGCTGAATCCAAACAATTACAAGAAGCACTCATCTTGGAACTCAAGAACTACGTAGATTATTCACAGCCCCTTACTTGGATTCAAGGGTAAAATATCTCTTGACATTTTGTTAGTAATATCTTATACTTAGTATAAGGGGACTTTCAATGATTATAGGTATTACAGGTTTAATTGGTAGTGGTAAAGATACTGCCGCAGATTATCTCATCCGTTTTCACGGATTCAAAAAGTTAAGTTACGCAGGAACTCTTAAGGACGCAGTATCCGCAATATTTGGATGGGACAGAGAGTTGCTGGAAGGTTCTACCAAGCATAGCCGAGAATGGCGCGAAGAAATTGATACTTGGTGGGCAAAGCGTTTAAATATACCCAATCTTACCCCTCGATGGGTACTTCAATATTGGGGCACCGAAGTGTGTCGTAAGGGATTCCATCAGGATATTTGGGTAGCAAGCGTAGAAAATAAATTAAGGTCTACAACTGATAACGTTGTGATTACTGATTGTCGTTTTGCCAATGAAGTCAACTCTATTAAAAATGCCGGTGGAACTACGGTTAGGGTAGAGCGAGGTATTAAGCCTGAATGGTACGAACATGCTATTAATTTTAACAAAGGTGAACGTCATTTAGGTTGGGCTATAGGTAAAAATAGGTTAGAACAACTAGGAATTCATGCTAGTGAGTATTCTAGCGTAGGTTTAGACTATGACCATTACGTTGATAATAATGGAACCATTGACGATTTGCATAAGCAAATAGAATCAATAGTCAACTTGTAAATCACCACGTTTCCAAGTAACCTCACGCTTTTTGACAACTTCTATGCAGTTTAAGCAAATACTGCGTAGATTACTGAATGCCACATTGTTAAGATCACCGTCGATATAAAACACTGTTATCTGTGTTTGATATAATGACTTAAAGCCACATAAATCACATGTGGCTTTTTTCTTATAACCAGCCTTTTCCCAATTGAAAATTCTAGGTTTTCTTTTGGGTTTATTTTTCCCACACCCGTCACACATACTTCTATAATGAGTTACACCATTGCGCACATAGTTGATAGCACAATGATTCTTATTGCAAGTCTTGCAGATAGGTCTTTTGTTTGCCATATTTTATATTTATACCTTCGAAGGTTCGCTAATAGACGGTTTTTTGAATAATTTAATAAATAATAGTACATGAAACCCAGGCTTGTTGTAAGCCTCAAAATATTACACAAAAGGAAAAAATAAAATGGCACTAGTATCTCCAGGCGTAGAAGTTACAGTAATTGACCAAAGTCAGTATCTTCCAGCCCCAACAAATTCAATTCCGTTTATCTTGTTAGCAACTGCGGCTAATAAGGCTGACCCTACTTCAACAAAAGTAGCGGCAGGAACGACAGCGGCCAATGCTGGTAAACTATTCCAAGTTACTAGTCAACGTGATCTTGTTACGTTGTATGGCACACCATTCTTCTATACTACATCGAATGGTACCCCAATTCAGGGTTATGAACTTAACGAATACGGTTTGCTAGCGGCATATTCTGCCCTTGGCGTATCTAATCGTTGCTATGTTCTACGTGCTGACATTGACTTAGCAAGTTTAGTAGGTCAAACAGGTCGTCCAACTGGTAATCCAGAAGATGGCGCATGGTGGTTAGACACAACCACTACAACATGGGGCATTTACGAATGGGATGCAACAACTGAAACATTTACATTGATGGATCCAATCGTTATTACTGATAGTGACTTGTTATCAGGTGGTGTTCCTCTTAATAGCGTAGGTAACATTGGTGATTATGCAATCAATGCAATCCCCACATACGGTGTACCTAGTTCTTCGGCTGCAAAACAATATTTCTACAAAGCACCAAATAACACATGGACATCTATCGGTAGTACTGAATGGTTGGCAGCATGGCCTACTGTTCAAGGTACTGAATCAAATCCTACATTAACCGCCGGTAATACACTAACTATTAACATGCAAAATTTAGCACCTGTGACAGTTACAGTTCAAGCATCGCCTGAAAATGTAGTATCTGTTTTAGCGGCTGATATTAATGATATAGCGATATCCGGCTTGTCAGCCTCTGTTGTAAGTGGAAAGTTACAAATTTATTCTACACAGCAAGGCCAGGCTTCAGGTGAACCAGTACCGTTCGTAGAGATTAGTGGCAGTGGTACAATTCTTGCAGACTTAGGTATTGATGAAGGCTCTTATAATCAGCCTTTCCCTGCCTGGGGTACATCTGCTCAACAACCATTATGGGGTGCAGGTCAAACCGATCCTGAACCAACTGGTTCAGTATGGATTAAGGTTAACAGCACGACAGGTTTAAACCCAATTATTTCACAATGGGATAATTTAAAGACTGTATGGAATCCAAAAACTGTAGCGTTTGCACCAAGCGACTGGCAAGTTATTGGCAGTTTAGATTCTACAGGTGGTAAGGCAATTCCAGCTGGAAGTGTATACACTCAGTTTGCATTTAACACAGTATATAATTCAGGTCCCGTATACTATTGGGAAAGAATTGCAACTGGTCCTACAGTGGTAACAGGTACAAACGTATCACCTGCATTCAATGATGGTTCTTATACTTTCCAAGTACAAGTTTCTATTCCAGGAAGCAGCCAACTAAGTTCTGCTTATACTGTTTATTTGGCAGACAATACAGATGCAACTGACTTTGTAACAGCATGGTCGGCAGCAGGTATTCCCTTCACTACCGCAGAAGTACTAAGCACAGGAGCACTTCAGTTAACTCACACTGAAGGTGGTGTTATCATAGTTAATGATTTTAGTCAGACTGGTTCAAGTAATGGCGTAATGACGACTGCAGGATTTATTGCAGGAAGCACAGCCGGTTGTAAAACAGGCCCAAGCAATTCATCATATAACTTCAGCCCATTAGCCGATAGCAGTACTGGTTCAGGTACAGGACTTCGTATAAACGTTTCTAACTTTATGCAAGAATACAATCTAGAATATGCTACTTTTGCTAACGCAGGTTCAGGCTATGTAGTGGGTGAAGAAGTAACATTCTTAGGTTCAGACATGGGCGGTGCCGATGGCACTAATGACTTTGTTGTTAGGGTTAATAGCGTTACCGGCGGGGCGGTAACTAGCGTATTGCCAGTCTCAGGAGAAGCCGCATTAAATTATACAGTACAATTATCAAATTGGTATGAATTTGACATGACTGCTAACGAAGGCGCACCAGTAGCGGCACCCAATGATTTCACCAACTGGTTCTATAGCGTAGTTGATGAAGCAGACATTATGGTTAACACAATCAACGGTTGGAGAGGTTATAGAAATCAACCTTACAACTTTAACGGTCTACCTCTACCAAGTGGTTCAGGTAATACTGATCCTAATGGTCCAATCGTAATTGCAAGCATGCCAACAACACACAGTGACGGTAGTTCTTTAGAGTACGGTGATTTGTGGATTGACACAGCCGACTTAGAAAACTATCCATTATTATTCCGTTGGCAAATGGTCAACTTAGTCGATAAGTGGGTCAAGATTGATAATAGTAACGGCACTGATGCTAATTGTATTATCTTCCAAGACGCACGTTGGGCAACTAATGGTACAACAAGTCCAGTTGATGATCCTATCCCAACCATCA